TATCTTTTAAAAGAACCGGGGCTTCGGCCTCGGTCCTTTTATTTTTTATTAACTTATATTATATTATATCATGGCAAAAAAAGAAGAAACAAAAACAGAGGTGCCTGTAGAAACTCCAGTAATGGAAGCACCAACGGTTGAAAAACAACCAAAAAGACAAGAACCAACTAACAAGGTTATAAACAATTGGGAAATAAAAGATAGAACATACGTCTTATCAAGTGGTAAACAGCCTTTATCTTATTCTTTTAGAGCAAAAGGTTTGTATTATTTTGATGAAGAAAAAGGTTACGAAAGAGAAATACAGTATGCTGTTAATCAAAAATCACTATTTGTAGACGAGTTTAAAGGTCAAGTTAGACCTGGTAGAATAGTTTTTAGAAATGGCGTTATGTCAGTTCCAAAAAACAAAACAGTTTTACAAAAAATGATGTCTATTTACCACCCAAGCGCTGGAAAACTATGGTACGAGGTTAAACCAGTTGCAGAAGCTGCTACTGAATTAGAAACTTTAGATTTACAATTAGACGCTATGGTAGCCGCAAGATCTATGGATATAGATTTAATTGAAGCTATTATGCGTACTCAATCAGGTTCTGATGTTACAGAGATGACTTCTAAGGAGCTTAAAAGAGATGCTTTAATGTTTGCTAAACAACAACCAATATTGTTCTTAAGTTTAATGAAAGATGACAATATACATCTTAGGAATTTAGGAATAAAAGCTGTTGAGCAAGGTATTATGAGAATATCTGACGACCAACGAGTTATTTACTGGGCTTCTAATAATAGAAAACTATTAAATGTACCTTTTGAAGAGCACCCATATTCAGCTTTAGCCGCATGGTTTAAAACTGATGAAGGAATGGAGGTTTTAAAATCTGTTGAAAAACAATTGAAGTAAACAAAACTAGTATACAATCACCCCTTTTGGGGTGGTTGATATACTTATAAATATAAAAAATATATGGCGAATACAAGCATAAGTATAGATACAGTTTATCAAAGAGTATTAGCGTTAGCTAACAAAGAGCAACGAGGCTACATTACGCCACAAGAATTTAATCTGCATGCTAATCAAGCGCAGCTAGATATATTTGAGCAATACTTTTACGATTTAGCCGCTATGGTTAATTTAAACAAAAGAGAAGACGCTCAACAATCACCAGGTGCTAACAATCCGTTAGAACCAGATTTTGGTGATACTGTTAATATAATAAGAGAAAAAATATCTATATATCAAGGCACAGATGTCGCTCTGACATACAATGCTGCTAACGGCGCATTTTTCATGCCTGCACTTTCAAACACTATTTATAGAACCGGTAGAATGTATTATTCTGGAACAGGTGGTTCAAGAATACCACTAAAACGTATAGAATATTATTCTTTACCTATGCTACAAGAGTTATATGTTGCTAAAACAAATTCTAGGTGGCATAGTAACGACCCAGCTGAATATTATTATACAGAGAACACTGATGGTAGTTTTTCTTTGTACAAAGAAGACACTGGCCAAACACCTTTGACATCTGGTTTAAAAATAGAAGTTGTAGCAGATCCACCTGCTCCTGTTAAGTGGGGTTATGTTGTTGTAAATGAAAAAGCTTTGTATGATGCTAACAACTCTACAGACTTTAATTTACATAAATCAGAAGAAACAAATATAGTGATAAAAATATTAGAGCTTGCTGGTATTACAATAAACAAACCAGGATTAGTACAAATAGCTTCAAATGAAGAAGCTCAAAACGACGGACAAACAAAATAATAAAACATGGCAGATAACTTAATCACACTAAATCACAAACAGTATTATGAGGGTAAAGATGGTACTCAATTATCAGGCGACGATAGACAGTACGGTAATTATCAGTTTATAAAAATAGGTGATGTTGTTAACGATATACTAGCTACTTACGGAGGTCCTGGTATGATGCTAGATGGTATACGGCTTAGACACATAAAATACCATGCAAACAGAGCTTTACAAGAATTAAGTTTTGATACTTTTAGATCTGTAAGAGCTATGGAAATAGAAATACCGCCATCATTAGTTATGGCTTTACCTCATGATTTTGTTGGTTATACAAAAGTAACTTATAAAGATGAAAACGGTATTGAGTACACATTGTTTCCAGCTATTGTTACAAGTAACCCAAAACCCTACAACCAGGATAATAATTACTTTTTAGAATTTGACAACCATAATGACACTACACACGCTAGTGATTCTAATACTTGGTTTGATTATCATGGTAACACTCCTAATAGTTCAAACGTACCTGATGGACATGATAGTTTCGAGTGGGATAACGGTAGATTATTTGGATCAGAACCAAGACACATGAATCAAAATGGTTCTTTTTACATAGATTATTTAAAAGGAAGATTACACTTTAGTAGTAATTGTGCGGGAAAAACTGTAACCTTAAAGTATATAAGTGATGGAGTTGCTTACTTGAACGATGGTGTAGAGAATAAAGGTGTAACGCCAACTGACCCTTGGCAAAGTGAGATACACGTTGAAAAAGATTTTATAGTACATAAGTTTGCTCAAGAAGCCTTAATAAAACATGTGCTATATGCTTGTATGCAATCAAAAACACCTACAGATCACAATATGGTTGCTTTGTTAAAAAAAGAAAGATTTGCAGAAACTAGAAAAGCAAAGATAAGGTTATCAAATATTAAAATTGAAGAGATTACTCAAATAATGAGAGGAAAATCTAAATGGATAAAACATTAAAATAAAACATGGCTGAATTAAAAAGAAATTTTTCAGAGGCAAAAATGAATAAAGATATGGACGAGAGGGTATTACCTTCTGGTCAATATAGAGATGCCAACAATATACAAGTAGCAACGTCTGATGGTTCTGATGTCGGTTCTTTACAATCTTTATTAGCAAATGCAAATATGGTTGATGGATCTGTAGACCCACAATATGCTTCTTGTGTTGGTGTTTTAAACCTACCTGAAAAAGATTTAATATATTATTTTGTGTCTGGTGGAGGTGCTTTCACAACGACCTCGTATGGTAACAGCCAAAATGAAACTAGAAATGGTCATGGGCCTAGTATTAAAAAAGACTATATAATAGAGTACGATACAAAAAGAGAAACTTATAAATATATATTTGTAGATATATACGAAGCAAAAGCAACTGTTTCTGAAAACACGTCTGCATCAGGTAATTTTATTAAAGTAGCTATTGGAGATAGCAACACTATAAATAAAACAGGTATAAGAATAGGAATGGAACTTGGTCATGGTGAATTAAATGATCCAGGTAGTAATGCTGTTTCTTATGTTGGTGGAACAGACCTTGTAGTAAGAGATATACAATACGAAGCAGCTAGTGGTAGTGATCCAGAATGTTGGAAAATTATACTTAACTCTGACGCTGTTATACCTTACTCATCTACTGGTGATGTAATGACATTCAGAGCTAAAAGAGTATTAGCGTTTAATCCAACAAACTATATAACAGCTATTAACCATATTGATGGTATGTTGTTTTGGACGGATAATTCTACTGAACCTAAAAAAATAAATATAAAAAGAAGTTTGTATGGTACTGGTGGTGTTTTGCCTTTAGCTGGTGGTACGGTGGCTGGTTACGCTTCTGGATCGCCGAATGATAGTTATGCGCAAAATTGGGGTAATAATAATGCTGATTTTCATACTAGATTAGTTACACAGAAAAAAGACGGTTTTTATAGAGTTTGCAGAAATCATGTTGGAAATAAAGCTATATGGTGTAGGGAAGATCATATTACAGTTATTAAAAAATCACCCACACAACCTTTAAGATTAGAAATGTCAACTACAGAGGCGGATAGAACTCCTGCTAGTGGAACTCCAAACAACACCTTTGCTTCGGCTAATATTGATTTTGCTGGTGGAGGAGCTAACGGTTTATTGGAAATAGGAGATCAAATAACTATAACCTTTAACACTAATGTTGATTATAGAGATGGAGACGTTATTGTTGGTATACAAGACTCGGCTAACGCTAGCCCAACTTTATTTGCAAACGACTTAGCTGAAGTAAGAATGATTGTTGTTGATGATAATGGTGCTGCAGCAAGCGCTCCAGACGTTATAACACCCGGTCCATTTGTTTTTGAAATTTTATCAATAAACGAAAACGTTCCTGGTACTTCAATATTATTTCACACTAAGTTAGAACAAAGTAAAGCGCTATTTGAATACAAGTTTGTTAGATTTAGTTATAGATGGAAATATGAAGATGGTGAATATTCTTGTTTTGCTCCTTGGTCTGAAATAGCTTTTTTACCTGGTGATTTTGATTACTTACCACAAAAAGGATTTAACCTTGGTATGAAGAATCAATTAAGAGCTTTAAAACTTGTTGATTACTTTGGAGAACCTAGCTCTGTCCCTGAAGACGTTGTTGGAGTTGACTTGTTATATAAAGAGACAAATAAAACAACTGTTTACACTGTTAAAGATATAAAAGAATCAGATGGAGCTCCTTTATGGCAAGATTGGAAAAACAATTGGAGGTCTAGAGGTGAGTTTGAAATAAAATCAGAATTAATACACGCTGTTGTACCATCAAACCAACTACTTAGACAATGGGATAACGTTCCTAGAAGAGCTTTAGCACAAGAAATATCTGGAAACAGATTAATATTTGCAAACTATTTACAAAACTATACTGTAGTAGACGCTCCAGAAATATCGGTATCGATATCTTCTAGAACACTAGCTGCAAATGACGGTCAAGATATACAATATGCAAATAAATCGCTAAAGTCAATACGTACATATCAAGTTGGTGTTACATTTTTAGATGAGTATGGTAGAGAAACACCTGTGTTAGCTTCAAAAACAGGAGGTTCTATAACTGTAGATAAAGCTAGCGCACCAAAAGCAAACTTCTTACAAGTTAAATTAAAAACAGATCCACCAACTTGGGCAAAGTATTTTAAGTATTGGGTTAAAGAAACTTCTAACGAGTACTATAACATGGCAATGGATAGATTCTATGCTGCTGAAGATGGTAACGTTTGGTTAAGTTTCCCTTCTTCAGAAAGAAATAAAGTAGACGAAGAAACGTTTTTAATCATGAAAAAACAACATGACAACGATACGTTTGTAGCTGACGCCGCTAGGTACAAAATACTAGCTATAGAAAATGAAGCTCCTCTTTTTGTAAAAACCGAGAAAAAAACAATGGGTACCGCTACAAATATAACTTGGGGTACTAGTGGTACACCTATATACAACGCGATATATTTTGATATGCTTATTGGCGAATTTGAATCTGCTTTTAACGAAACAGATGGTGCGTCTTCACAAAGTGCTCTTATAGGTTTAAATGACTTATTTGTTAAAATTAGATTGGGTGTAACATCATCTGATTGGTACAAGATAGTGGGTATAACAAAACAAACAAATGTTTATCGTGTTATACTTCAAAAACCATTTGAAATGGATGTGGCTTTTACACAAAACTCTACAAGCACACCTCCAAACTCTATTGATCCATTAGTAACAGGTTTATCTGTTGAAATAATACAAGAGGTTGTTGTTAATAAACCAGAGTTTGAAGGAAGGTTTTTTGCAAAAATATACAAAGATTTAGTTTTAGAACAAAATTTAATACAAAACGAAAACGTAACGGTAAACTGGGTTGTTACAAATTCCCAGACGATAGGACGAATAAGAGATTACTCAGATGATGATAGTTCACATGAAAAAACATGGGGGTCACAACATCAAGATAGAAGAGGTTTTTTCCTAGATGAATCAACAGTTATGGGTGGGCCTTGGTATAAAGGCCCTAATGTCGCAGGTGCTTCTGACGATCATTTTAGTGCTGCTTGGGGTAACGCTGAAGGAGATTTAATAGGTGTTACGTATGGTCAATTAACTAGTATATCGACTTCTAACCATCCGGCTGGCTATAGAAGATGGCCACAGAGAGACTGGAACAAATTTGGGGGTGATGATACACCGCCTTCTGGTACAAGATGGAACTGGTTTAACGCTCATCCAACGGGCATGGGATTACACTCGTCAGCTGGTTCTTTTTCCGGTGGTGGAACTCCAGTTAGTGAGGTAGATTCAATGCATTTATCTTATTCACATATATCACCTGGTGGTGATGATACTGATAATTGGGCTTGGGCTCCAAACCAAAGTGGTACTGGTGCTACTAGTAACGAAAGAGATTTCATTAGAGCATTATGCCAAGTAGGTGCGTGTTTTAGATGGAGAGGTGATACTACTGTTTACGAAGTTCAAGGTAATACTAGAGGTCAAGCTCCAGGTCCTTTGGGTGGCTCTGGCCCTAGTAATAATTGGGCCATGAAAATGGAAAACTTTGATAACCATAATCAAACAAATGATGATGCAGACGAGTATCAAGACGCTGATAATAAAAGAACTAGGTACCATATTAGGTTTAGACCTTCTATGGGATTCTCTACTGGTAATACCACTGATTTTCAACCAGGTGGTTTTTTACAAGACCAACCAATAACACAATACGATCCTAGAACACACGATGAAACTGGTGCTGCTAACTATTGGGATCACAGGTGGGACGCTGCAACAGGAAAGGGTGGTGATAAAAGAACAATAGAAATTGTAGAAAACTTTGTTACAGAAGAAATAGCAGCAGAATTTACATCTACAAACCCAGCTATATGGGAAACAGAACCGAAAGAAGATATTGGTTTAGACATATATTACGAGGCTTCTAGAGCTATACCTATTGACTACGATCACACTACAAACGAGCAGTTAGTACCTATAGGTTCTTGGTTTATGATAGGCACATCTGGTCCTTACTATATAACAGCTTGGAATGATGATGTTATGACATTTAGCCCAGCAGCAACAATTGCTACACAAGATACTAACCAGTTATTTTTTAGAATTTACGATGGCTCTATGGTTATGCCTAGAATAAACCAAAATGGTGGTATAGCCGTAGGTGATACTACATGTCGAATGTCACAAGGTAGAAGCCCTATTGGGTGGAACGGCGGTAATAGATCTTCACACGCAACACATCACATGACTTTTAGATTAGGTTGGCATAATTGTTGGAGTTATGGTAACGGTGTAGAATCAGATAGAATTAGAGATGATTTTAATGCTGCTAGATTAGATAATGGGGTTAAAGCATCTACAACACTTGCTGAGCAATATAAAGAAGAAAGAAGAAGTAGTGGTATGATATTTTCTGGTATATTTAACTCTATAAGTGGTATAAATAGATTAAATCAATTTATACAGGCGGAACCTATAACAAAAGATATAAACCCTGTATATGGAACTATACAAAAGTTGTTTACAAGAAATACTGACACGTTAACTTTTTGTGAAGATAAAGTTTTAAGAGTTTTAACAAACAAAGACGCCTTGTTTAACGCTGATGGTAATTCAAATGTTACCTCTAATGCTATGGTTCTTGGCCAAGCGGTGCCTATAGATGGTGATGTTGGTATATCAACAAACCCAGAATCTTTTGCAGATACGCCAGCGGGAATATATTTTGCTGACCAAATGAGAGGCCAAGTTGGTTATTTACAAGGTGGTGGAATAAATATAATATCTGACTTTGGAATGAAAGATTATTTCAACGACAACATGCAGGACTTATCTGATATTATGGGGACTTATGATGATAAGAAAAATGAATACAACATAACATTGGGTAAAAAGAATCATAGATCACAGGTTAGATCAACTAAAACAACTTTAAGTTTTAATGAAAAAACAAAAGGCTGGGTTAGCTTCAAAAGTTTTGGTCCTGAAGCTGGTACAAGTCTAAATAATGAATACTATACTTGGGATAAAGGTTTATTGTGGCAACATCACAGAGAAACAGACAAAGCTGGAAACGCTTTAACAACTAACAATTTTTATGGAAATCAATATTATTCAGACGTTACTTTGATATTTAACGATCAACCTGGTTCTGTAAAAAGTTTTAATCTATTAAATTACGAGGGAACGGAGCCTGCTATAACTCCGTTTGTAGATTATAGTGTAAATAATGCCTCTGGACAAACTTTAAGTAATTTAAATGATTCTGAGTATTATAATTTATGGGTAAAACAAGGTTGGTACGTGGAAGACTTAAAAACAAACCTTCAAGAAGCTAGAAATTTAGAATTCAAAGATAAAGAAGGTAAATTTTTCAGTACAGTAAAAGGTGTGGCAACATCATTAGATAATTTAGATGAAAAAGAGTTTTCAGTTCAAGGTTTAGGAGCGGCAACAATGGAGTCAACTGGAACACCAGTGACACAACATAAGTTTTACGTGCAGCCTAACAACTTAAGTTCTGGTGGTACAAATTGGGACTCAACAGCTGATAGTTCTGACTGGGGCATTACAAATACAAGCACTACTACTGAAACTAGCGGTTCAACTATTGCTATTGGTTACAGAGATACAACGTTGCACAACATGACTTTTAGTGGAAATCTTTATTCTGGTTTAGATTTAGACGCTAAAAACTTTAGCGTTCCAGGTGGTACAGCATCGACACCTACTATTAATGGTGTTTTAACATACACGTACACAGCTGCTAGTGGTTGGAATGCTGACAGTGAGGTTACTAAAGTAGAATTTACAGACAACGGTATACCTGGAGACCCAGGCAACACTGTAAATTGTAGAATACACTATAGTTCTTTTACAATGCCAGCTGCGCAAAAAAGTATTTACGCTGATGTTGATCATGTATCAACGCCAAGAGGAGGTGGTGTAATACTTAGAGAAGCTTGTGTTAGAATGACGTATGAAGAAAGTTCTAGTCCAAATGACAATGTTAGTATTGTAATGAGTGATGTTAATGGTACTTCTATAGGTACTGTTGATATAACAGAAACAAACCCAGACACGGCTAATCCTTTTACAACAACAACCGCTTTTACTGGCTCGGCAAGTAAACACAGTGGTTTAGTTGAAGAAGGTCAAACAACTATACTAGCTCAATACACTATAACCGCTGACTCTGGTTATTATCTAAGTAAAAAAGGTCCAAACCAAAATGGTATACACGCATTTTACTGGTCTAACTTAGCAAACGGAGCTTGGCAACCATACTATAATATTAATGTTGTGGATAATTATTATACATCAACTGGCAACACTAATAAAATACAATCTTCAGTTGTTACAGTTGAATATACACCGCCTATGGTTGCTCCTTTATACCCAGATCCACCTTCTGGAGAGCAAGGTTTTTGCGCGCATTTACATAGAGTCCACATGGACTACTTAGCTAGGCCTATATCTATAACAACTCCAACACCTAATTTAAACACTCTTAATATTACTGGTGGATCTGTTAGTAGTACAACATTATCTCCTAACACATCAAATGTATATAATAGTAATGAAACGCCTGTTAAGCTAAGCTTTACATCAGGATCTCCAGGTCAGTTTAGTTTAAAGGTTGGTGAATACAGTGGTGAAGGTGAAGGTAGTTTGTCTAGTAATTATAATTTCGACACCGGTTTATTTGTTGATGGGGCTAACACCTCTAAAGTAATAACAATAGGCTCAACAAACTCTCATCAAGAAGTAATAACGATTCCAGCTGGCACTGTTAACTCCGCAAGTAAAACCTACAATGTTGTTTGTACTGCTACTTCAGGTGGTGATAATATAACACACTTAACACTAGATTCTAGTATTCCAGATGCTATAAACGAAGAATTATTAGTTACATACCCTAATATAAATGCTACTATAACATGCCCTACGGTTGGTACTAAACAAGCTGCTGGATTCAGTACGGTTACAATAGAAGGAAAAAGACCTAATACAAGTAGCAACGTGGTTAATTCATTAACATTTACGCTTAACGATTCTAGAGGTGGTGAAAATACAACTTCAAAAGTTAGAAATGTTGTTGAAAGCGATTTTAACGGATTCTTTACTCAGAAAAACGGTACAATAAACAAAGGGTCTGATACAATGACTGTGACTGGTGGTACAACAGATTTATATGTTGGACAAGGAGTTGAAATAATAGGCCAGTCAGATGCTTTTGAAGTAGAGGGTTCTAAAACCGCTAAAATAGCATCAATAACAAATAGCACAACAATAGTTTTAGATAAAGTTTTACAAGCAAACAGTGTGGCAGCAGCACTAACAAAATTTGATTCTACCTGGGCTTGGGCTATTGACAACATAACAACAACACAAACAAATGCTAACACAGTTACAGTGACAGCGGACGTAACCTGCACAAAATATGGTGTCAATGCAACTCTTAACAACTGTAAACTAGATTTATCAAAAGGATTTATATCATAAAATTATGCCAGCAACTCTAACATTTTCAGCTCCGTTAAATGTATCATGTCAAATAGGTGATACTGTTTACTATGTACCAACCTCATCAAGTGGTGGTTTTAATATAAACTCATCTAATGTAGTTGAGATAGGTGTTGTGTCAGGTATAGGTGGCACGGCTGCGGCTCCAACAATAACAGTAGCTAATAATCAGGTTACAACCTTGCCTAATGGTGCTTTTATATTGTTTAGCAAAGATAACAAAGCAAACATGAGCAGCGCTCTTGGTTATTATTGTGAGGTTAAGCTTAAAAACACGAGTACAGACTACTCAGAGCTGTTTAGCGTAGGTATGGATATATTTGAAAGTAGTAAATAACACAAAAAAAGTGTGATTATTTAACTATAAATTAAATTTAATATGAATAAAGATATAAAGTTATCTAATAGAAAGAAAATCTTAGATTTTCAATCGATATTAGTTAACAAAGCTGATGAAGTTAACGTTGTTACTCATCAAGATTCAGATATATTTCCATTAAAACATACTTTTGCAGATGGGATATACGTTAGACAAATGTCTATGAAACCAGGATCTGTTGTTGTGGGCGCAATACATAAACATCTACATGTCTGGTTTTTATTAACTGGACATATTTCAGTAGCAACAGAAGAAAATACAGAGGATTATATAGCTCCGTGCTATGTGGTGGCAACACCTGGAACAAAAAGAGTTATATATGCAAATGAAGAAAGTATATTTGTCAATATACATAAAAACCCTACAAACTCACAGGATATAGAATGGTTGGAAAAAGAGATTGTAGCAAAAGACTTTAAAGAATATGAAGAATACATTAATCAAAACAAATAAGATATGAGTTTTTTACTAGTAGGAGCGGCTGCCGTAGGTGTTGGTGCTGGTGTAGCTAAAGCTATATCTGGTGGTAAGCAAAAAAAGAAAGCTAAAGAAGCCGAAAGAAGAGCTAAAGCTGAAATGGAAAGACAGAAAGAAAAGTTTGCTGCTATGGACACAAGTAATCCTTACGCAAACATGGAAAACACTATGGAGGACTTAACTGTTAACCAAGCAGAAGCTGACTTTATGAAACAACAACAACAACAAAACCAAGCAAACATATTACAACAAATGAAAGGAGCCGCGGGTGGATCTGGTATCGCTGCATTGGCACAAACATTAGCTAATCAAGGTAGTATGGATGCTCAAAAATCTGCTATATCTATTGGTAAACAAGAACAATCTAACCAAATGGCTGAAAGACAAATGGCTGCTAATCTACAATCCCAAGAAGCTATGGGTGATAGAGAAACTCAAAGAATGAATATAAATAAACAGTCAACAATGTTAGGTATGGCTCAATCAGAAAAAGCAGCTGCTAGTCAAGCTGTTTCTGCAGCTGATCAAAAAATGTGGTCAGGTATTACTGGAGCTGCTGGGTCTTTAGCTTCTGGTTTAACTGGAATGTCTAAAGCTGGTATGTTTAGTGGTGGTGGTGGTGGAGGCAATCAAATGAGCGCTAACCCTGATTACGATCCAAACACGGCTGGCCAAGATGTTAGTTTTGGAGGTACAACATATTCGGTAAGTGATTAAAAAAACAATATAATTATGAGTAAAACACCATTAAAACAAGCGGATTCAACATTAGTACAAGGAGCTTATAATGCTGCTGCGGCTGGTATACCTAGAGACGGTCAAGACGGTATGGCTCAAGGTATGGATAAACTTATGGAAATAAGTGGTCAAGCCGTTAAAGATATCGCGGCCGCTAGAGCAGAAAAACAAAAAGAAGGCAATGAATTAGCTGATGGCATATTAGATACTGGAGGTAGTCTTGGCACTAGTTGGTTAACAGCTTGTCAAGGAGAAGTTAAAAATATGCACGGTGATTACAAAAAAGCCGCTGCGTTTGGTAGAAAAAACAAGACAGCTAAAGGTATGCAAGACCTAAATGGTTTATCAGCTGAAATAGCTTCTATTAAAGATTTAAATACTGATATGGCTACTTGGCAAAAAGAAGATGATTGGTCAGCTTCTGTAACACCAAAAGAGCAAGAGGTGTTTAATGCCTTCATGAATAACGACTCTAAAAAAAGAATTGTAAAAGACGAAAATGGTAATAGAACTTTTGAAGTTGAAACACCACAAGGTTGGATGAGTACTAAAGATATAGAGCGTATGGCTAATGATCATAAAAAAGATTACACAACCATGACTGAGGTTAGAAAACAAGCTTTAAACATAAAAGAAAGTGCTGCTGAAGAAGTTAAAAAGAATTTAGAATCTAATGGCGCTTACGCTCCAGAGCAATTTACACCAGAGTACGAAGCTAAGTTAATGAGCAAGTTTGATAACACTCTTAGAAATGGTAATTTAAAATCATTAATGCACGATGATATTTTAGAAAATGGTAAACCATTTGTAGATGCTCTTAGAGAAAGTCCAGATCTAACCAACATGACTTATGAGGAGTTAGGTATTAATCCTAGCATGAACTCACAGCAAGGTGCTTATAGAAAATTACCAGAAGGGCAAGGTCCATCAAACACAATAGATTTAGATGGTGACGGTAAAATTAGTCAAGAAGAATTTAATTATTTGTCTGATCAAGATAAAGAATTGATAATTGATGCAATGACAAATCCTGATAATGAAAATTACAACGAAGAAAGAACAAGGGCTGAAATGTCTAAGTATTTTACTAAGTTTACTATGAAAAACTTTACAGATGAATATGAAAGAAATGGTGGTAAATACCAAGGTGATGCTGGTGATGAGTCAATGTCAGACGCCGACTTTATAAAAAAATACTCAACAACAACTAAATAAAATAGAATTACATGTCTGAAAACTTAACATGGAACCCTGATAAATCTCAGAAGCAAACGTTGACGTGGGACCCGAATAAACCACAAAAACCTGCTACTGAATTAGAAGGAATTGTAAATAGAATGAGAGCTGACAACGTGCCTACAGAACGTATAGCTAGTGTTATACAGACTTATAAACGAAGTGAGTATGAAAAGTTAAAGGCAGAATCTATTTATAATCAAAAAAAATCTAGTACCACTCCTGGTACAACGGAGACTAAAACAAAGTCTACTGAAAAAACTCCAGACTACAAACCTTACGATGAAAAAGAAGATGCTGCATCTACTGAAAAAGTTGATGAAGCTTTAAATGAATATAATAAGCATAACGCTAATAGTGAGCAGATAGCTAAAAACGAAGAAACCTCAAGGAGTTATGTTGATACACTATTTGACTTTGACGAATCAAGAGAGCCTGAAAAATGGTATGAAACAGCTCAAGATTATGGAGGTGCATTAATGAAAAATCTATTTAACTTTAGTACTCCAACACAAAGAACAGCTGATATAATAGCTGACAAAGCTGTTGGTGACGCTAAACAGCAAAAAGACTTTATACAAAAGAAAAAAGATTTAATATCAGACACTAAGTCTGCTTTATATGAACAAGCCAATCCTGGTATGGGTCCTGGTTGGAAATGGGAAGATGGTAAAAAAGTTTATTCAGATGAATTTAAAGCTTTTGAAAAAACCTTAACTGAAGATCAGATAAGAGAAAAAGCTTATGAGGTTAATTTAAATAAGCTAAACAGCGACACTAGACAACAAAACTTAAATGAATCACTTAATGATGATGTTGGTATACAAGAAAATATAGAAGGTGTTATTGGTGGTATGAATGCTGCTAAGTATTTATTTCCAGAAAAATATAGAGATGGAATGACTGACGACCAAGCTGCTAAGCTTGCTAAAGCTAAAGAAGCTAGAGAACAGCTAGACAATAAAATAAAGAAACATGTTGACAAGCAGAATTACTATGTAAATAACATGGACAAGGCTTATACCGAAATGAAAATGTTGTCTAGCGAAAGTTATAGAGCTGATGATAGAAAAAGATTAGAAGCTATACAAAAAGAAGCTGAGTTAATAGCTAAAAATCCATATTACACAACTGAAGAGGAAAGATCAGAAGCAAACGCTCAACTACAAGCTTTACAAATGGAGCGAAACGAAATAATAGGTAGGTTTGATGCTGATAGAGAAAGATTTGAAACGTTAAAAGGTATATCAAAACAGTATAGACAAGGTTATATGGATACTGTTAATCAGGGCGGTGATATAAAAGCAACCGATGCAGAGCTAAACAAATACTTAGATTCTATAGGTAGAGAATATGGTATAGCTAGCCAAACTCGTAACTGGGTAAGAGGCGCTGCTGCTAGTTTAGTCGGTGGGGTTGTTGATTTTGCAGACGAAACTTTATGGGCTCCTTTGTCTATGGCGGAAGAAAACTTTGAAGACATACCAGAGTTATTTAAACCTGCCGTAGGTGTATTACAAGATGCTAGAGAAATTAGTGATAAGTATGGACTAGGAGCTGTTGCAGATCATTTAGCTAATGTATCGGAAAAAATGCAAAATGGTGTTCAAGCGCCTCCAAAAATAAGTGAGATTGATAGTGTGGAGGATTTTGGTGAATGGGCTGCTCACGCAACGGCTAGTCAGTTACCAAACACTGCTTTGATGGTTTCAACTGGTGGTGCTTCTTTGTATATAATGAGCGCTAGTGCAGCTGGTAACACGATGAGGGAGATGAACAAAGAAATGGAAATGTATGCAAATCTTCCTGAAGGTCACCCAATGAAAGATTTTAAATATAACTTTGCTCAACAATACGCTACGGCAGTTATAACGGGTGCTGCAGAAGGTTTGTCAGAACAAATAACACTTAGACAGCTAGGTAAAGTTGGTGACTCTTTATCTAAAAATTCTGGTGTAAAAAGAGGTTTTATGAATTATGTAAAACGAAACCTTTTTACCACGCAAGGTATATTAAACAATGTTTACGATCCACTTGAAGAAGGTGCTACTGAAGCTCTATCTCAAATAACAGGTAACTTAGCAATGAAATATTTGTCAGGTGATCCTGAAAAAATGAAAAACGTAAATGTATGGGAAGGTGTTAGCGAATCATTTGTTAGTGGCGCGTGGATGTCAGGTGTTGTTTATAAATCACCTGTATTTGCAGCTAACATACTTTCGCCATTTGCGGCATCTAGCTCTATAGATAATTTAAAACAAAACTCTTCAGAGATAATGGCTTTGACAAAGCAATTAGAAAACAAAGAGTTAACTCCAGAAGCTAGAAACGCTATACAAGACCAAATAAAAGATAAGGTAAATTATTCTAACACTATATTAAAAAATGATATAGATAATGTAGATAAAATGTCTAGTGAGGAAAAACAAAGGTTACTAGATATAGCTAGCTTACAAGCTAAAAATGATCAAAAAATAGATGATATATCTAATGATCCAAGTATATCTGCAGATATGAAGGAGAAGCTTATTGCTGATATAAACCAACAACAATCTCAATTAACTAATGAGAAAAATAGAACTATTGCTCCTTACAATAAAGAAAGAAACGATAAAATATTAACCAAACAAATCAAAAGCATCGAAAAGAAAGCTAAGAAAATGTTTGGTAAAGCTATTAAAGTAAATAGAAGAACAAGAGATCAAGCTGGTGAAGATTTTGTGGAGTTTAAAAAACAAAGATTATCACAGTTAGATGATAGCATAGTTGGTATAAGAACAGCTTTAAATAATGGTGAGATAACACAAGCTGAGTATGATGCTCAATATGCCGATTACTCTTCTGAAATACAAGAGTTAAGGTCTGCAACTATAGACGACGCTAAGTATTCTAATGGTTTTATATTGCAAAACGAAGAAACTGGCTTAGATGAAATAATAATAAACGAAGACCAAGCTTTAGAAAGTGGTGCTGTAAACGTTGCTGCGCATGAGTTTTTACATAAAGTATTACAAAACACGGTTAGAGACAATCCTCAAGCTGCTAAAGTACTAGCGACTAGTTTAATGGAAGAGTTAGCTGGTATTGATATTAACGCCTTAGAACAATCAGAATATAGAACAAGATTAGAAGCTTATAGAAACCAACCTGAAAGTGTACAAGCCGAAGAAGTTTTAACTACTTTTGCTGATGCTATAAAAAGAGGTGATCTTAAGATGCGTAAGCAAGGTATTGGTGATTCTGTTAGAAGGGTTTTACAAAGTGTAGGTTTAAAAAATATAAAGTTTAACAAAGCTGAAGATGTTTACAATTTCTTAGGTGATTATCAAAAATTTGCTGATTCTAAATTTAATAGAAATATAGCAATGGAAAGAGGTGCTAAAAGAGGTTTTGAAATAAGTGATAGTCTAAAAAGTAAAGTATTAGATGCTAGAGATAAAATAGTTAAAAAACCTATCAAAACATCTATTGATAATACGTTTGAAAATGAAATACAACGTATGCAAGATAACCCTGAGTTTGATGATGTGGATGCTAACGCTTTTATGATAGCTGAAATGTATAATCCGTTAGACTTTGATGGTAAAGTTTTACCTAGCGAACAATTAACTATTGGGGCTAGAAGTATATTAAACAAATTAAAAAACTATCAAGAGCTACCTGGGTTTAAACAAAAACAAAAGCAAATTGTTGACGATATATTAAATGATCCTGATACAAATAGAAGTATAAGATCTATTATAAAAACTTATGATAACAACAATACAGATGGTCCTAATGGAGAAAAAGTACCGTTAAGTGGTTACATAGGTTCTGTGTTAGCAAAAAGAGGTGTGTCTGAAGCAGTTAACAAACATATAAAGTCTGGTGAAACATTTACACAAGGAGAAGATTCATTGTTAAACATAGGTCAAGAAGATACAGAAATAATAAGTGAAGACAGAACTACAATAGTAGATTCTAGAGATAGTGATGGAACTTTATTAGTACCTACAGATGTGCAAGAAACTTTAATAGAAGCTATAATGCCAGACCTTGGTGTTAAGCTGCCAGCTATAGATGCTGCTAGAAGTAAAAACAAAGCTGTTACACCATTAATAGCAGCGTTGAAAAAAGCGTTTGGAGTTAAAAACGGACCTCTACACAAAGCAATGCTAAACATGCTTGGTAAAACAACAACAGAGGTTAGAGAGTTTTTAAATAATCCTGAAATGAAAAACGTTGTACTATCAGTGTTGCCAACATCGTGGTTAGCTAAAAACATACCTAACGCTGTAGAAAAACTAGTTATACAAGAAGACGGAACTAAGATATGGACAACAGATCATGTTGGTAGAACTAAAGGAACAAAACCTGGACAAATTGATTTCTGGAGATCAACAGAGGAAGGGCCTTATATAGGTATGACTGACGGTAAACAAAAGATTAGACGTAATCCTAATGCTGCTGAGGACGTTGATTTTAACGATATATTGTTAATGGACGATGGTAATACTATAACACAGTTAAAACGTGGTAATAAAGATCAAGGCAAACTAGGTATGGATGCTATGGCTATGGCTATGGCTCAAGAGTTTGGTATGGAATTATTTGACCAAGACTTAGCTAACGATGGTCCTTTAACAGACTTGTTTGAAGGCAGGCAAGATTTATTTGATAGAATATTAGCTGAAAACTATAAGTCAGAGATTATAGCTCAAATGGAAAGAGGTACTGTTAAAATGAGTAGAGATGTTCAACCAGGTGATAATGCTAGTAACATCTCTTTAATGACTGAATTTATAAATAGCTACGACTCTAAAATTCCTAGAGCTGAAAATGTAAATAACTTCATGTCAAATCTAAACCAAGAACAATTACAGTTTATGGTTAGATCTGGTTTGATGCAGTTTTTAAATAGAGACGCAGAGCAAAAATACAAAAGACCTTTAGAAAGTTTCATGCAAGACAATGGTTATGATTCTTTATATGAGATGTATACCAAAGACAACAACCAGTCTCAAAGAGGTAAAGGACAAATGAGAAAAGCATCTGAAGTTCTTATAGACGTTTTACCTCCATCTTTAGTAAAAGCATTAGGTTCTCAATTTTTTGGTCTACACAAAAGATTATTAGATCCAGCAGATAAAAAAGTTGACAAGGTAAAAACAGAAATAGCAGGTGAAAGAGTTTATCAAGTAGATGAAAACGGTAGTCTAATAACAGGCGAGCACAATGACTTAATGAACATGTGGCGAAACAAGTCTAATCAAGAAGGTCAAGCTGCCGATGTACCTTTTAATTTAGATGATATTCATATATTCAAATCTGACTCTGGTATAATAAATGGTATAAAACAAATACTAAACAAACCTGAAACTGACAACTACGGTAGAAACGAAAAAATAGCTGAAATAGAATCTAAGTTTGGAGAACAAATAAAAGCTGCTAACGCTGCTAATCCTCAGGCTATGGCTTATGTTTTAGCTGAAGGTCTAAGAGGTATAAGTAAACTAGATAATGCACAAGATCAATTAGAAGCTTTAGTTGGTTTAATGAGATTATTAGAAGGTGCTAGTAATAATACTGGTGGTACTAGAGGTTTAATACGTTATGCAGCTATGGAGGTTCATGGTCCTTCTACAGCTATATACAGACAAGGTGATAAGTATTTTGATAGTCTTGATAGTAAAAAGAAAAAACAAGACTGGAAAGATGGCAAAATAGAAATAAACAAAGACCACCCATATTACAAACAAGCTGTTGTAGAAGCAAAAGGTAACGAAGCAAAAATAATAGATTTACTAAAAGATAAACTAGAACACCAAGATCCTTCTGCTAATGTTAATAGAGAAAATATGAAGTCTTTAATATCTCACGCAGATGTGTTAATGCAATTTCCTAGCGAAGCAGATTTTATTATAGATAACTTGATGAACGAAATAATGTACAATACATTTCAGTTTGAAGGTATATCTAACCCTAAAATAAACTCAGACATACAAGACAAAGCTTTAACATCTACAAACCCTGATGCTTATGGTCGTTTGTTATTATCTGCCTTAGCGCCTGTTGCTAATATTATGGTTAGTACAGATACGTTTAGCCCTGATGGTATACAAGATCTTATAGCTAACAAAATACAAAAAGCTATTGAAATAACAGCTCCAGACCCTATAGCTAAACAAGTTGCTGATAGAATAAAAAACAGATCTGTTGAAAGAGGTAGAACACTTAAGTTTTCACAAGACAACAAAGGCATAACAATATTAGACTTTGACGATACACTCGCTACGTCTGAGTCACTAGTTAGATATACCACGCCAGATGGAACCACAGGCACTTTAAATGCTGAACAATACGCTAAGACCTACGAAGACTTATTAGACAAAGGTTATGAGTTTGATTTTTCAGAGTTTAATAAAGTTGTAAAAGGTAAACTAGCACCGTTGTTTCAAAAAGCTTTAAAACTACAAGGTAAGTTTGGACCAGACAACATGTTTGTATTAACAGCTAGACCAATGGCTGCTCAAAAGTCTATATTTGACTTTTTAAAAGCTAATGGTTTAAATATACCTATAGAAAATATAACTGGCTTAGGTAATAGCACAGCTGAAGCAAAAGCTTTGTGGGTTGCTAATAAAGTCGGTGATGGTTATAATGATTTTTATTTTGCAGATGACGCTTTACAAAACGTACAAGCTGTTAAAAATGTTTTAGATCAATTTGACGTTAAATCTAAAGTTCAGCAAGCTAGAGTTAAGTTTAGTAAAGATGCTGATGCTATATTTAACGATATAATAGAGGATACATTTGGTATAAAATCTGAAGCAGAATTTTCTAGAGCCAAAGCACAACAAAGAGGTAAGAAAAAAGGTAGGTTTGATTTCTTTATACCACCTTCAGCTGAAGACTTCAAAGGCTTACTATACAAATTATTAGCTAAAGGTAAGCTTGGTGAAAAACAAATGGCATGGTTACAAGAAAATCTAATTGATCCTTTTGCTAGAGGTATTAGAGAGATAGATAACTATACTAGAGATATAACTAATAAGTATAAAACTTTAATGAAAGCGTTTCCTGAGATTACTAAAAAATTAGGAGACATACTACCTGGAACAGAGTTTACTTATGATCAAGCTGCTAGAGTTTATTTGTGGAATAAGGCTGGTGTTGAAATACCTGGTTTATCTAAAGCTGATTTAGCAGCTATAATAAAAGCTGTTAACGCTAACCCTATGTTAGTTGCTTTTGCAAACAAATTAAATAGCGTTGCTAAAAATGGCTGGGGTGAACCTAGTGAAAGCTGGATTGCTGAAAACATTAAAACAGATTTAAATGATGTTATAAATAATTTACGTAAAGAATTTTTAGCTGACTGGATAGAAAAGAAAAATATAATATTCTCTGACAAGAATATGAATAAGCTAGAAGCTATATATGGTCCTAAGTATGTAGAAGCATTAAGAGATATGCTTTACAGAATGGAGAACGGTACTAATAGAAGTTTTGGTAGTAACAGGTTGGTTAATAGATTTGCTAATTGGGTTAATAATTCTGTTGGTGCTATTATGTTCTTCAACATGAGATCTGCTGTACTACAAACGTTGTCTACTGTTAACTTTATAAATTGGGAAGATAACAATATATACGCTGCGGCTAAAGCATTTGCTAATCAAAAGCAATACTGGAAAGATTTTATCACTCTTTGGAACTCGGACATGCTTACTCAGAGACGTCAAGGTTTGAGAACCTCAGTTAGTCAAAGTGAGTTAGCATCTGCTATAAGAGGTGCTAAAAATCCCGTAAGAGCTGCGTTTGCTTATTTAATGAAAATAGGTTTTACACCTACACAAATAGCAGATAGTTTTGCGATTGCTTCTGGTGGTGCTACTTTTTATAGAAATAGAATAAACAAATACCTAAAACAAGGTATGACTCAAGCTCAAGCTGAACAACAAGCTTTTAACGACTTCCAAAACATTGCTGAAGAAACACAACAGTCGTCTAGACCAGATATGATTTCGCAGCAACAAGCTTCTGTACTAGGTAGAATAATATTAGCTTTCCAAAACACACCTATGCAGTATGCTAGGTTAACAAAGAAAGCTTTACTTGATCTTGTAAATGGAAGAGGTAGTGTAAAGTCAAATGTTTCTAAAATACTATATTATAGTATGATTCAAAACTTAATATTTGGTGCTTTACAAAAAGGTCTGTTTGCTATAGCGTTTGAAGATGATGAAGAAGACGACGAAAAAAAGAAGAAAAGAGAAAAGAAAGAATTAAGTTTATTAAATGGTATGCTTGATGGTTTTTTACGAGGTACCGGAGTTGGTGGTGCAGTTGTCTCTACGGCTAAAAACTTAATAATAAAGTTTCTTGAAGAAGAACAAAAAAATTTTAGAGGTGATAACGCTAAAGTTTTAATTGAAGCATTAAACTTATCACCTACAGTCGGCTCTAAAATAAGAAAGTTAAATACAGCTTTAAATACTTATAAGTTTAAGAAAAAGGTAATTAAAGAAATGGATAAAAACGATATTGATAATCCTATATGGCAAGCTATAGGTAATGTTGTTTCCGCTTTAACAAACTTACCTATGGACAGAGCTGTTCAAAAAACACTAAATGTTAAAGAAGCTTTAGATAATGAAAATGAACTTTGGCAACGTATAGCATTAATAATGGGTTGGAACACGTGGGACGTTGGTGTAGAAAATAAAGATGTTGAAGCTTCTAAACAAAGAGTTAAAGAGGCTACAATAAAAGCCAACGAAGAGAAAAAGAAAAAGAAAAAAGAAGAGAAAAGAAAAGAAAAAGAAAGATTAAGAAAAGAAAGAGAAGCTAGAGAGGTTCAATGCTCTGCCTTCACTCGAAAGGGTAAGGGTCCTAGGTGTAAAAATAGAACTGAAAATAAAAACGGTAAGTGTTATGCTCACCAGTAAAATTTGAAATTTACAAGTGATTTATAAAGTATGAATAAACTAATAGTAGTATTGCTAACTTTGTTGGTATCTTGCGCTGCACCGAAAGAGTGTTGCTCACAGGATTTTAAGAAGTATTTTAAATTTGCAACCTTTTATGGAGCTGCAAGTGGTGGTACTTCTATATCCGATGTTGAAACATTTTCAGTTACTAATGGATTAGAGACATCAACTATAAAAACTCCTTTTGATTACAACGTTGCTTTTGGTGTTAGAAAAATTGCTAGATTTGGTTACGAAAATAAAGCTCAAACATTTTACGATGGTACAGAAACATCTTGGTCTGATGGTGCGAACGTTGGTAAAGTAAAAGGCTTAGAGTTTTTATTTGAAATAGATTACACAAGGCAACAAGGTAATGAATATGTTGATCAACACCACTTTGTTAGATTTGTTGATGACAAGTATATATTAAAAGGTGAGTATTTAGAAGATGGCTTTGCTGATATTAAATACTTTGAAACATCTGAAAGATATAGGTATAAAGTTAGTAACAAGCTTTCTTTTAATATTGGAGCTGCACAAAGGCTTTCTGAGCCTTATGGTTACGATCCTTTAGAAGAGTGGAAATTAGACAATGGAGATATACATTACACTTACTTAGCATTACAAGAGGGATATAACGTTGATGTTTTTAACTCTGAGTATTTTGATCCAAATGGAAACCTAGTAGCCACAAACGTTGAAGTGTGGGAAGAAATTGTTATACCAAATGTTTTAGCTAATTATACTCAAAAGAAAAGAGATGCTTTGGATTTAATGATACAACATTCTATAGTTGTTGGTTTTGATTACTATTATTATACAAAATCATTTTGGACACATGCTTGGGGTAATTTAATGCCTTGGCACGTTGATCAAGGTGGTGAGTTTTCCTATCACAATTTTAATGGTGGTCAATGGTATGATTATTCTGGTGGTATAATTTTTGGTACAAAGCTAAGTAAAAGGTTAGGTGTTTTTACTGAAGGTAAATACAATAAGTATTGGAATAGAGAGTGGTATGACTTTAAGTTAGGGATAAATTACATAATAAGATAATGGCAAAAGAATTAAATGAAGATACTGGCTTCACGGTTAGTATAAAAACAATGATAGCTGTAGGTTTTGCTATGGCAGCAATAATAGGAATGTGGTTTGCTTTGCAAGCTGATATAGCTGAAGCTAAAGAGTTGCCCAAGCCTGACGTTACTAGAATGGAGTTCAATATGAAAGATGTTAACGTGCGTCAGTCTATAGAGAATACAGAAAAAGCTGTAGACGAATTAAAAGTAGATATTAGACGTATTGAAGACAAAATAGATCGACTAAGATAAAATTAAATGAAAAAAATACTAATAGCATTTCTTGTAGCGCTAAGTGTAAACGCTAGTGCTCAGATTGTTGTAACACACTTTAACGCTGAATGGAATGACCCAAACAAAGTAAGTTACATAGGAAAGTTAACCGATTGTGATATAGTTTATGTAGACATAGCTAAATCACCAAAACTACAAGAGAAACACGAGATCGTTATAGTGCCAACCGTTGTGATATTTAAAGACGGTGAGGAGGTTAAACGATTTCAAGCAGACATATCTTTTAGCATGAAAGCAACTAGAAAAGATATGCAGGGAATTATAGATGAATTATTAATGAGTGATTTTTAAAAAATAAAAATATGTACAAACCATTTAAAATGGTGGGAAAAAGCCCACTAATGAAAAAACTTATAGGTGGACAACACAGTTTACCAGAACATTTAAAACAAGCAATACAAGATTCGCCTTTACAAAAGAAAGACTGTAATTGCTGGGACGGTTACAAAAGAGTACCTGGTACAAAACCTTGTGCTAAAGGTAGTTGTAAAAAAGCTTAGTTATGGCCTTTAGAATGAAAGGACCAAGTTTGTATCGTTCTCCTTTAAAAGATAAGGCAGAACCACGTAGAACTATAGGTAAAGGTAAAAACTTTAATCCTGTATCAAAAGATAAAAGTGCTACAGGCGGGGCAGCCGGTAGTGGAATGACTGATAAAGGCGTAAAAGAATATAGAGATAAAAACCCTGGTAGCAATTTACAAACAGCTGTTACAACACCACCTTCTAAATTAAAAAAAGGCAGTAAAGATGCTAATCGTAGAAAATCATTTTGCGCTAGATCAAGAAGTTGGGACGGTGAAAGAGGTTTAGCCGCTAGACGTAGGTGGAACTGTTAAAAAAAAATTAAATGAAGAAAATATTATTTTTATTATTATTACCGCTAAGTATATTAGCACAAGACTCATGGGTTAACTTCAAAGTACAGTTTGATTTCTATGCACCATCTGAATCTAACTTTTTTATGGTTAGTGACAGTCTTGGTGACACATCTATGTTTTGGCAACCTACTGTGCCATACGAGTATATAGATACAACAATAGCTGTTTGGAGTGGTAATTACACTGTTTCTTTAACAGATAGCTTTGGTGATGGTTGGATTTCTAATCAACCAGCTCACTTTAAAATGGGCAACTTATGCCAAGGACCAATAATAAATTGGGACCCACTATTAGGTTCTTTTTATTTAAGAGATACTACTATAACAATACTACCGTGTGGACCACCTCCACCGCCTGCTCCACCAATATGCGAGCAAACAGTTATATTAATTAATTTAGATCAATACCCAGAAGAAACTTCTTGGGATATTACAGATACTTTAGGCAATATTATAATAGCAGGAGGTCCTTATACAAATGTTCCTGACTATCAACCACAAGTAATAGTAAACTGTTTACCTATAGGTGAATTGACTTTTACTATATATGACCAGTATGGTGATGGTTTAGAAGGTAGTTTATGGGGAGGTCAAGATGGTTCTTACTACGTAATACAGTGTGGCGATACCTTAGTTTATGGAACAGAAGCTAACTTTGGGCAAGATTCCAGTCATGTATTTCTGTCGGACACTTGTGTACCACCTCCTCCGGTATATGGTTGTACAGATGATGATTTTGTTGAGTACAATCCTTTGGCTACAATAGATGATAGTAGCTGTGTAACTTTAAAAATATATGGTTGTACTGATAGCACAATGTATAACTACGATCCATTAGCAAATTCAATGGAGAACATCGACCAATGTTCTTATGACCTTATTCTACACGATCTTGTAGGAAACGGTTGGGTTGGCACTAGGTTGGAAATATATCAAGATGACGACACGTCAATCTTTATTATGAACAACAATAGTTTTAACCAAGCTTTCTCTTTGGATTTGTATGCACCAGCTGAGGTTGGTGCTAAACTATTTGTTAGTCAACAAGCTCAATCAACAGCGATAGAATGTGGGTTTACTTTGATAGGTCCAGAAGGTGACACTGCTATAAGCGTTGTACCTCCTTTTATAGTTCCGTTTATATTATACGAAGGAACGACTTATTGTGGTAATATATGTGAAGAGATAATTGAGGGTTGTTTAGACAGTTTGGCATTTAATTATATCGATAGTGCTAATACTGCTGATGATTGTTATTATTATCCTGGTTGTATATCACCAGCATATTTAGAATATCATATCGATACTACAAATGGTTATTATACAGATATAAACATACAAGACAGTTGTGAAACACTTGCGGTTTTTGGATGTACTGACTTGCTTGCATTTAACTACGATTCTTTAGCTAATGTTGACAATGGTGGTTGCTTACCCGTTATAGTAGGTTGTATGCAGCCTTTAGCTTTTAACTATAATCCAAACGCTAATACACCAGATACTTGTATTCAAGTTATATTTGGTTGTACATCACCTATAGCTTTTAACTACGACAGTTTAGCAAATACAGATGACAATAGCTGTATACCAGTTATATTTGGCTGTACTGATCCTAATGCTTTTAATTATGATCCAACAGCTAATACTAATGATAGTTCTTGTGTGGCTGTTGTTTATGGGTGTATAGACGCAATGATGTTTAACTACAATCCTTTAGCAAATACAGATAACGGATCTTGTATACCTTATTTATATGGTTGTACAGATTCTACTATGTTTAATTACGATCCTTTTGCTAATACGGATAATAATACGTGTATACCTTATATTTATGGTTGCACAAACCCAATAGCTCTCAATTATTGCGATACTTGCAATACAGACGATTTTAGCTGTATACTACCAATATACGGCTGCATGGATTCAACTGCATTTAACTATAGTCCACTAGCAAATGTAGACAATGGTACTTGCATACCTATAATATTAGGCTGTACTGATCCAACCGCGTTAAATTACTGTGATTCGTGTAACACTGATGACTTTAGTTGTATACTCCCTATATATGGTTGTATGGATAGTACAATGTTTAATTATAACCCACTAGCCAATGTTGATAACAATTCTTGTATACCTTTTATATATGGTTGCACGGATCCTTCTATGCTTAATTATAACCCGCAAGCGAACACGGAGGATTTTAGTTGTATCGCTTATGTTTATGGGTGTATGGATAGTTTGGCTCTTAACTACGATTCACTTGCTAACACGGATAACGGTTCGTGTGTCGAAGTGGTTGTGGGTTGCATGGATCAATCAGCGTATAACTACGAACCAGCTGCTAATGTTAACGATTCTTTATCTTGTTTATATGATGCTAATTGTATTACTGGTCCAGGTAATCCTTACTGGTTAAATGATCCTTGCTATGCTTGGGTTATTGAAGTAGATGATTACTGCTGTGAAAACGAATGGGATAGTATATGTCAGTTGACTTACAATTACTGTGATAGCTCTTATGTTGGTCCACTACCAAAAAGATATGAGGTTGGGAAAAGAGAATTAATTGGCATTACAGATATACTTGGTAGACCGGTTAATGATTTTAACAAAAAAGTTTTAATATATATATACAGTGATGGAACTGTTGAGAAAAAATTAAGATATGATAAGTAAACACATTAGCTATAAAGAAGGTATAAAAAGTAATACTGCTACTAGACTAGGTATTGAAAACAAACCTAATGAAGAGCAATTAAAAAATATGAAACTGTTAGCCGAAAAGGTATTTGAGCCTCTTCGAACTGAAGTTGGCGGACCAATAAAGGTAAACAGTTTTTTTAGATCACCAGAGCTCAATAAAGCTATTGGTGGTAGTTCCAAGTCACAACATTGTAAAGGTCAAGCTATAGATATAGACGATACTTTTGGACGCATGAAAAATGCTGAAATGTACTACTATATAAAAAGTGAATTAGACTTTGATCAAATGATATGGGAGTTTGGAACAGATGGAAACCCTGATTGGGTTCATGTAAGTTATGTATCACCTGAAAAAAATAGAAATAGATGTTTAAAAGCATACAAAGAAAATGGAAAAACAAAATACGCTGTAATTGGTTGATAAAAATTAATGATAAAGAATTAAGGCGTATAATTTAACAATTTGTTAACATACTATATATTAAATACTTACTTTGTTTAGTGATAATATAATTATGGAAACAAAACAATTAGATCTTAGTCCACTAGTATATATAGTAATGATGATCACTATATTTTTAGTAGCAATATAAAAAAAGGGAGCCGTTAAGCTCCCTTTCTTAATAAAAACAAATAACTAGAATTGCGAGTTCTTTTGATCTTGCACTTCAACTCTAACCTCTTGGGCTAAAGTTTTTACAGCTTGCATAGCCTTTCTAACTCTCGTTCCTGCAGAGTTATTTCCCTCTACAAATTTTGTTACGTCTGTTTGACAATCGTTAATACAGTTTTGTAAACTGTCAAATAACGAATCTAATTTATTAAAACTCATATTTAATTTAATTTAATTGATTTATAATTTATTTTCCTTTAACACAGGTATCACACAGAAAGAAGTACATAATAAATATCAATGTTAATAAGCCAACAAAACCGTTAGCTCCTAATTGATTTACCATGTCCATAAAATTTCCCATAACATTCATTCCAAAAACTGGAAGTCCTGTTAATAATACCCACAAAATTGTTACTGGCACAATAGCTACCATAATCGATACTAGTCCAGCTAAAAATCCTGTTAAATACTTCATTACTTTATCCATAATTTTTATTGTTTTAAGTTAATACTAAAATTTCAGTCCTACGCCTAACATTAAGTTGGTTGTTTTCTCATTAGTGTTATATACAACTTTTGGATCAACGTATATTCCTCTATGGAATGTAAACATTTTACCAACACCAATAGATAACATATCTGTATCCATATTTGGAGCAGAAGCATACGCAAAGAAACCTTTTACAAAGTATCTTGCGTGTACATCTAATACCATTTCAGCAGTTGAATCTGCTTGAGATACATTTACACCAACCATCAACTTATCAGTTATCCCGTAACCTACAGTTGGAGCCACAGACCATTCAGTCCAAGCTACGTTAGCGATGTCACCAGTACCAATGTACCAGTCACCTTGATTTTGAGCATTAACTCCAACAGTACAAAGTACAGCTAAAGTAAGACTCATTAACATTTTTTTCATAATAATTGTTTTAGTTATAGGCTTGTTATTTCGCATGATCCACCGGCACAAGC